GAGCATTGACAATGCCATTAACGAACTCAAGAACTACAAGACGTGGTTGAAAGAGTGTACTGAAAAATTTATACAAGCCCTTGGCGAAGAGGGAGTCCAGGTGGCTACAGCAAAGTTCCAGACAGCCGTCTATGACGGTACGAATGATGTGAGCGTGTCTGTAGAGAGCAGGGATACCAACAAAGTAGCCGTGGTAGCTGTAGGAAGTTCAGTCCTCTTTATTGAGTTTGGTACAGGTGTCAAGTACCCAGACAATCACCCGGAAGCAGGTAAGAACGGTTTCACCCGTGGTGGCTACGGTTATAAACTGGGACGGCTTGAAAAGGGATGGCGATACACTGGTGACCCTGGTTCTAACGGTGAAGTTATTACCACGGGAAAACACGCAGGTGAAGTTCATACCTACGGTAACCCTGCAAACATGAGTATGTACGAAACAGTCAGAGAGTTGGAAGAGAAATTTGCAGAGATAGCAAGGAGGTGTTACACATGATTGACTGCGAAAACGAAGTCTATACAAGGCTTGCAAAAATCTTGAGAGAGAAATTTCCTAAGATTGATATTGCCAGTGAATATGTGAAATCACCTTCTTCTTTTCCTCATGTGAGTATTACCCAGAGTGACTGCTATATCCCTACGGAGTGGCAGGACAGCAGCATGAAAGAGAATATGGTCATTGCCATGTTTGAAATCAATGTCTACTCCAATAAAGCAGAGGGTAAGAAAACAGAATGCAAGAAGATTATCAAAGAAATCAATGACGCATTGTACTCCATGAATTTTAGGCGCACGGCTATGACCCCGGTTCCGAACATGGAGGACGCAACAATCTATCGGATTACAGCCCGCTTCCGTGTGGCAACCGATGGAAAACACTTTTACAGGAGGTAAGTGAAATGGCTACAAGTACTTATATGACTTTCCTCATGCACAAGAAGGAAACGGCATGGGAGAAGCTGCTTGACATTACTGAGTTCCCCGACCTGGGCGGTGACCCGGAACTGCTTGAAACCACCACTCTGTCTGACAAAATGCAGACCTATGTGAATGGTGTCCAGAGCAATGACGGCATGACCTTTAATGCCAACTATGACCACACTGAGTACAAGGCTCTGAAAGCCCTTGAGGGCAAGAACGAGGAATACGCAGTATGGTTCGGTGGCACTGAGACTGCAAGTTCCCCGACTCCTACGGGTTCTGAGGGTAAGTTCAAGTTCGCAGGCGAACTGTCCGTCTACGTTACTGGCGGCGGCGTGAATGGGGTTCGTGGTATGGCGATTACGATTGCCCCGTCCACTCCTATCACTGAGGACGAAGAGTAAGATTACATTTAATTTTGAGAATTAAAGGAGAGTTGAGCAATGGCTAAACAGATTGTTTTTACCTATGAAGATAAGGAATACACGCTTGAGTTTACCAGGCGTACTGTCAAGCAGATGGAGGATGAGGGCTTTGTTGCACAGGACATTGACCGTAAGCCGATGACTCTGCTTCCTGCTCTTTTTGCAGGTGCATTCAAGGCGCATCATCGTTTCGTGAAGCAGGATGTGATTGACAAGATTTATGCGGGTATGCCCCATAAGGACGAACTGATTGGCAAGTTGGCAGAGATGTACAATGACCCGATTGTGACTCTGATGGAGGAACCCGATGAGAAAGCGGTAAAAAACGTGAGTTGGGAAGCGAACTGGTAACGGGTTCGGACTCCCAGGCTGCAACGGGCGGCGGCAACCGCCGCTTGCCCGTTGTTTATCGTTACGGGGAAACTTTTGAAAAACTTTGCGGTTATTACATGAGTCTGGGTATGGGCTATCACGATTACTGGGATGGTGATTGTGAGATGGCACGGTACTACAGGGATATGGATGAAAAGGTCAAAGAGCGGCAGAATGAAGCCCTCTGGTTACAAGGTCTGTATTTCTATGAAGCGTTGGTTGACGCTTCCCCGGTACTGAACGCTATGAGTAAAAAGCATAAGCCTATTCCTTACAGGCAGGCTCCGATTCCTCTCACCGAAGCACGTCATAGACAGCAACAGGAGGAAGAGAATCACAAGAAGCTGAATGCAGGTAAGGAAGCCATGAAGCAGATAATGGCAGGGGTTAATTCAAAATTCAAACGGAAGGAGGAATAAATCATGGCAGTTGAGATTGAAGGTCTTGAGTTTCAAATTGAAGCGAAGTCCGAAAATGCCGCTAAAGGTGTAGACGCTCTGATTAACAGCTTCAATAAGCTGAAAGCAGCAACCAAAGGCGGCGCAGGTCTGAACAATATCAGCAAGAAACTGGACGCAATCAGCAATGCAAAGCTAAGTATGTCCGGGATTGAGAAGATTGAAGATTTGACGAAAAGCCTTAATTCTCTGAGCAATGTCAAGATTTCCTCCACAATCTCTAAGAGAATAACTGAAATCGGTGCTTCTCTGGATAGTCTGGATTGGTCTGGTGTGGAAAAGGTTGAAGCACTTAGCACTGCTCTACAGAATATGCAGGGTATCCAGATTCCGAATATGAGAAATATTACCGGGAACCAGACGGCTACGCCTACTGGGACTGCGGCTCCTGCTGACCCTGCGGGTGCAACGAATGCAGGTGCGGCGGCTACAGCGGCAACCTCTGGCATTACTCAGTATACTTCCCAGATAACTGCTGCCGCTACGCAGACCAGGGGATTCCTTGGTGTTCTACAAGGTGTAGGCGGTGTGTTCTCAAGAGCATTTTCTGCTGTAGGTGGTGTTGCTCTAAAAGCATTTCAAGCTACCTTGAAGGGGGTAAGCGCTGCGGCAAAATCAGCAGTGAATGCCTGTAAGAAACTGGGAAGCACTATCGGTTCCAAACTGAGTAGCAAGGTGAAGCAAACAACTTCGGGCATGGGTCAGTTGTTCTCTTCCTTAAAGCGTATTGCAATGTACCGTGCAATTCGATTCCTCTTTGCACAGCTTACTGCTGCAATGAAGGAAGGTATTCAGAATTTGTATATGTACAGTTCCCTCATGGGCGGTACGTTCAAGGGAAGTATGGACAGTCTGGCAACCAGTTTCCAGTACCTCAAGAACAGCATGGGTGCTATGGTGGCTCCGCTCATCAATATGATTGCTCCTGCGGTGGACGCTCTGATTGATAAGTTTGCAGCACTGCTGAATATCGTCAATCAGTTTTTCGCCCGTCTGTCTGGTGCAACCACATTCACGAAAGCGAAGAAAGCGGCGGCTTCCTATGGTGATTCTATCTCTGGTGCGGGTAAGTCTGCGAAGAAAGCAGCAAAGGATATTAAGGACGCTACGGTTGGCATTGATGAATTGAACATTATCAGTCAGAAGGATTCCAGTGGAAGCGGTTCTGGCAGTAAGAACTATGGCGATATGTTTGAAACCGTGCCGATTGACAGTAGCATTTCTGAATTTACTGACAAGCTGAAAGCAGCACTGGACGCAGGTGACTGGAAAACCCTGGGTACTTTACTGGGTGAAAAGTTCAATGAGATTGTGGATAGCATTGATTGGTCTGGTATCGGTCACAAGATTGGATACGGGCTGAACGGTGCGATTCAAACAGCATACTGGTTCCTAAAGACAGCAGACTTCAAGAACCTGGGTAACCATATAGCAGAATTGCTGAATGGTGCAATGGAGGAAATTGACTTCACATACCTGGGCAGACTTCTGGTTCGTGGTGTCACGGTAGCCCTTGATTTTATGATTGGCTTGCTTGGCGGTTTGAATTGGAGCCTTGTGGGAAAGAGCATTGGCGATTTCTTGAAGGGTGCATTCAATGAAGCCCAGGAGTGGATTGCAAGCTATAACTGGAACAAGATGGGCAAAGACCTGTGGAAGAATCTCAAGGCTTGTATTAAGGGCATTGACTTTGCAGGTGTGGCACAGAGTTTCTTTAAGTTACTTGGTTCTGCTCTGGCGGCTGCGGTTAGCTTTATCGCAGGTTTCGTGCAGGGTATCTGGGAGGACATTACCGGGTATTTCCAGAAATATCTCACCAATGATGACGGCACGAAGAAGTGCGGTCTTGACTGGGTAGCGGGTCTGCTTGAGGGTATCTGGGACGGCATTAAGAATATCGGCAAGTGGATTAAGGAGAACGTATTTGACCCGTTCATTGACGGATTCAAAGAGTGCTTCGGTATTCACTCTCCTTCTACAGTAATGAAGGAGATGGGCGGTTATGTTGTCGAAGGTTTCTTACAGGGACTCAATAAGTTCAGTGAGATTGCAGGCAAGGTTAAGGAATGGGCAGGCAAGGTCATTGAGTGGTTCACGAAGGGTGAGGACGGCAAGGGTATTGTTGAACATTTCAAGGAAATCGGCGGCAATATCGTAAGCGGCTTCAAAGACAAGGTTGGTGGTACTTATACCACGGTTAAGTCTAACGTGACCACCTGGGCAGGCAAAGTGAAAGACTGGTTCAGCAACAACTCTTTTGGTGGAGTGAACAGCGATACTTTTAGTACTTTTGCGAACAACACGATTGAAGGTTTCCGAACCAAAGTCGGTAGTGCCTATACCAATACCAAAGCGAACGTGACCACCTGGGCGAGTAAGGTCAAAGAATGGTTCACCAATAGTTCCTTCGGTGGAGTAAACTCTACGAACTTCCAGACGTTTGCCAGGAATGTCATTGAGGGCTTCCGTACAAAGGTAGGTTCTGCCTACACTACTACGAAGTCCAACATGGTTACCTGGGCTACGAATGTGAAGGAGTGGTTTACGAACAGCGGCTTCGGCGGTGTGAACTCTACAAACTTCCAGACCTTTGCGAATAATGTGGTGACCGGGTTCAAGGATAAGATTGGTTCTGCGTATGTGAATACGAAGAGCAATATGACTACTTGGGCAAGCAATGTGAAGAACTGGTTTTCTGGTATTGCTTCCGCTTCTGCATTCTCTGGCTTCGCAACCAGTGTGGTTGATGGATTCAAGAACAGAATCGGTGGGTACTACACTGCGGCACAGGGTAACATGAGTACCTTCGGTAGCAGCGTGAAGAGTTGGTTCACAGCATATTGCTCCTACAACGGTTTCTACAATGTAGCTTCTAATGTAGTGAGTGGTTTTAAGAACGGTATCGGTGAATTGTACCATACTTGCAAAAGCACAATCTCTTCCTGGGGCAGTTCAATCATTTCCTGGTTCAAGGACAAGTTGGACGTAAACTCCCCGTCTAAGGTCTTTTATGAGATTGGTGGTTTTGCCGTTGCAGGTTTCAACAATGCGATTGCCCAGGTGGGTAAGAGTACGAAGTCTGTAGTCGGCACATGGGCTGATTCCTTCACAAATTTCAGTCCGACAATGGCACTGGCAGTTGATACTTCTGCTCTGAAATATTATGACTCTGCCGCATTCTCCCGGTCTATTTCTTCTAACGTACAGAGCAGCACGGAGATTTCCGCAACGGGCTTCCGTGAAGCCATGGAAGATTTCTACCATGAGTACGTTGAACCGACCATGGTTCAGATGGCTGATGATATGCGTAGGCAGGCTGATAAGAAAGAGAAAACCGTGGTGCAGGTTGGTAACCGTGTGGTGACTGACGCTGTGACCACTCAGAAGAAAGCCAATGGCTATAGCTTTACGGGATAAGGAGGTAATGTGTAATGGCTTATCTGGCAATCAACGGTTATGCGTTACCTCCCTGCAAGAGAGGTGTCACCCCTACGGTGACCACTCTTGTAGATTCCGGGCGTAACGCGAACGGTACGGTGGTGGGTCAGCGTATCGGACGTGACCAATACAAGATTGACAATCTGGAATGGTCATGGCTCACTGCCGAACAGTGGTCAAAGATACTGAGTATCCTTGATAACTTCTTTGTAAATGTAACTTTTATTGACCCTGTAAGCAATGCACCTAAGACCATCAAAATGTACTGCGGTAACCGAACGGCTGAACCCTACTGGGTGGATGAGGACGGTCATCCGACACACTACAGGAATTGCAAGGTGAATCTGATTGACGTAGGAGAGTGATTTTATGCAAAAGGTATCCAAAGAGTATAAGGCAAGCATGAAAGACTCCCTCCGTGAGAGAGCATACATAATGATTTCTTTCGGAGTTGTCAACCAGGAAGCGCAGGCGAAAGCCAGAGTAGACAGCGGAGAATTTGCCTACTTCTCTAACCCGGACAACCTGTTTAATGAGGGAACTGACGATGTGGTATATGCCACTCTGGAAGAGAACTTTACCAGGGTTGACGGTTCTATGTATTTTCTCCCACGGAACAAGCCGGGAGCAATGTTCTACAACACAGGGTTGGTAGGAAAGAATCTGGTATCAGACGGACTGTATGAAGTGACCATAAATCTTCATGCGGCTCCGACTGATTTCAGAGGTATCACGATTAACTTCGGTGAGAATTATCCTACTGATTTCGATTTTGTCACTAATACCGGGCAAAAGGTTGAGTTCCGGGATAATGACAAAGCTGTTTTTACTACAGAGGAAGTGCTTGAGAATGTAACCACACTGACTCTGGTGATTCATAAAATGAAGAACATCCGAAGCAGGCTGCGTATTTACTCCTTCCGTTTCGGTTACGGACTGGTGTACTACAACGATTCTGTTATGAGTTCTTCGCTTGAGAGTTATGTCAGTCCGATTGGTGCTGACATTCCTCAGATTGATTTCTCAGTAACGCTGAAAAACTATGACAAGTATTTCAACGTGGACAACCCGAAGTCGGCTATCAACTTCCTGGAAACAGGACAGGAGATGGACATTTACTACGGGTATCAGCTTCCGAACTCTGATGAAATCGAATGGGTCAGAGGAAATCACCTGCTCTGCTCTGAGTGGGAGTCCGATGACTACACGGCAACAATCCGTTGCCAGGACGTGTTCCGTAACATGGACACAGAGTATTACAAAGGACTGTATGCCCCGAACGGCAAAAGCTATTATGACCTGGCGATTGAGGTTCTGAAAGCTGCCGGGGAGAAAGACTACTATGTTGACCCCCGACTCAAAAAGCTGTATACGAAGAACCCCATCCCCCGTGTTTCTTGTAAGGAAGCATTGCAGATTATAGCCAATGCCTGCCGCTGTGTTCTGTCACAGTCCAGAGTCGGTACGATTCAGATTAAATCATCTTTCGTCCCGGAAGCTGCGGCAAGCAGTAATGGTGAAACCGATTACTCCCACGTTGCGAAGATTCTGACGGATGATACCAAAGATGAGTATGCAACACTGGCAAGTAACTACACCACGGCAGACGGGACAATGTTCTTCCTGCCACGGGCGGCAAGTAAGAGGACGCTGAACACAGGCTTTATCTCAGAACAGCAGTCTGACGCTGACGGTAAGTTTACTACAAACCCTATGGTAACTATCGTGCAGGAAGCCGCCTGTATGTACTACGGTGTGAAGTTCGTGTTCGGTAATACCCTTCCTTCGGGAATGGTCATTCGTACCTACAACAATAACGAACTGGTTACTGAGTATGAGGTGGAAGAAGAGATTACAAAGACTCTGGTGATTCTTCGGGACTTTGATGATTTCGACACCATGAAGATTGAGTTCACGGGAACGGCAGAGCCGTACAACCGTATTGTGCTTAACAACTTCGCTTTCGGTGATGTGACTGACTTCACTATGGAGCGGCAGGACATGACTTCTTCCCCGAAAGCCATTAAGCAGGAGTTGGTCAAAGAGGTCATCGTACCTTGCTACAGTTATCAGCCGGGGAATGCCGAAGAGAGTCTTGTCAGTGAGGATATTACCGTGAAGTCTGGTGATGTGGAAACCTTCTATGTGGGTGAACCGTCCTACAACTTCCGGGCAACACTGGACGAAAGTGCCAGTGGTGTGAGTATCACTGCATGGGGTAACTACTATGTGACAGTCAAGTTCTCTAAGACAGGAACCTTCCGTCTGGAAATTCTGGGCTATCGGTACAAAATCGTGGAGCGATATGCCACGAAGTCACTGAACAGCAGAGGTAAGTCTGTAAAATGGGCGAACCCGCTTATCAGTGATATGGCGATTGCTACGGAACTGGCTGAATGGATTGGTGACTATTATACCGCAGGTATTGAGTATGAGTACGATACCAGAGGTAACCCGGAAATTGACGCAAACGATATTGTGTACCAGGAGAATGAGTTCCATGACGGAATGAAGGTAAATATCTATCGGCACACA